TGAAAACGGCACTAAGACCACTCACACGATGTTCTACTCTGATGGTGAAGATACGGAATTACGTCTGTATCGCCGTCCAAGAGGTGACAAGCTCTTGTCTATCAAAAATCTAGCTAAAAAAGCTAAGGCTGGTGATACTGTCACTCTTAGTCACCACACTGGTGCATCCATTAAGAACTATACTGATGGTGTTTTGATGCTGTGCAATTACTACATTCAAGTAGATGTTCTGCAAGGAGAAGTGGCATGAAAGAACAAATATTCAGCAATTTCGTGTGGGCTATTGGAGGTTTGACTGAGGTAATTGGTCAAATGCACACTAGTACTACTAATGAATCAACCAAACTACACTGGCATGATAATGAGAACTACTGGTTCTCGCTAGAAATGCGTGATGATGGTATCTATGCAGAAATATCTGATAGCACAAATCCAAAGGTCATGTACGCCGCAATAGGTTACTGCCAGTATCATAGCATTGACTACATTCTACCGTGGCAAGAACATATAAATGCACAGATGGAGAAGAAAGCCATCCAAGACAAAGAGGGTTCTGATGAGTAAAGCCCCCTATGTAAGACCCCGAATGCGGGGCAACACTATGGTTTATGATATTAGATCAACCACTGCACTCTCTCAGGCGTTCCCCAACATCAAGTTCCCTGAGACCTATACCTCAAAGACAGATGCTAATGCCCGTGGATATGAGTTGAAGCGTAACTTTGAGGCTTGGAAGGCCGGAAACTATGATGCCATGTATGTAGATGAGCGTTCAGTAGAGGCCTCGGTGCAGTACTACAAGAAATCTATGTCGTACACTCAGATAAAGACTGATGCTACTAGGCGCTCATACTCTGAGCATCTGCGCCATGTGCTTCCACTCTGCATAACCGACACACAGTTTATGAAAATGAATGTGTCAGACGTTGACTATGAATATGCACAATCTATGTGGCTACACATACAGGATTTGGTATCAACACACAAAGCTAACCATACTTTCAAGGTGCTGAAGCTAGTTTGGAACGAAGGTCTGCGTGGAAGTAAGGTTAAGGCTAACCCTTTTACTCTAATAAAAGTACCAAAGCTACCTGACCGCAAAGTTATGTGGGATATGGATCAACTAACAGGCATGATTAAGTTCTGTGATGATAATGGTCACCCTTCTATGGGTACAATGCTTACTATGTGCTATGAGTTCTGTCAGCGTCCTGTTGATGTACGTAAGATGAAGTGGTCAAACATTGATGGCAAAACTGGTGTTAGTAATTTCATTCAGCAAAAAACTGGTAAGCAAATGAATATTAAAGTCACCAATGCTGTCCAAGAACGTCTTAAGCTTCACTCTAGGCGTAATACTGATGATTACATATTTGCAACAAGTTACGCAAATAGGCCATTTACTGCTGATAGGTGTAATAAAGTATTTCGTAAACTTGCCAAGGCCTATGGTATGCCAGAAGTCCCTCTTCTTAATGAATTTAATAAAGATGGGAGCCAGAAGTATTCAAACATATGGATGGCTGATCTTCGCAGAACTGGAGCTACTCATGCCTCACAGGCAGGGTGTACTGATAGAGAGCTAATGGCTCTTACAGGCCACCGTAACCCACAAATGCTAGTAGTGTACGCCCTAGAGGGTGAGATCGAAAGTACCAATGCAAATGTTAAAAGAGGACTACTCTAATGGATTGTTTTAAAGATATCTATACCCATGAGGGGCATATCAATAAGTACAAGGTGTTCTTAGTATTTGATGAAGATAATGTGCAGATTGAGCGTATTGCTGATATGGGCAATAACCTTCCTTACCCTAGACTAAATACTATGATGCTAGGGGCTACGTGGACTTCAGCCAGAACTAAAATGACTTATGAAAGGGTAATATAGATATGGGTACGGAACAGCTAAAGGTCGAGTATGTTGATCATTCTGGCAGTGATTTGTCAGTAGTCAACGCCGCCCGTGTGTCTTTTGATAAACGTTCTGAAGCTCTTGGATATGTGGGGGTTGAAGGGAAACCTATGACCCCCGTTATTCACGATGTGGATAAGAAGCTAATTAAGTATTTGGCTGACCATGAACACTACAGCCCGTTTAATCATGCATTTGTTACCTTCAGGTGTAGCGCACCCCTATTTGTTATGGGTCAGCTAAAGAAACATGAGTATATGCCTTGGAATGAAATATCCCGTAGATATATCAATAGTGAGCCTGAGTTTTATAGGCCAGATGATTGGCGTGAACGTAATGAGGATAAGAAACAGGGATCATCTGATAAAACTGTAAAAAGTTTGCAGTGGACTGAAATAGATACTGAGTTGCATACAGACGAACATCCTATGTGGGAATTTTGGGATGAGAGTATCACAGAATATACTGATTTTATTTACGGTGAAGTGGCTGAACTCTACCAGCGCATGATTGAAAATGATGTCTGTCCTGAACAGGCTAGAATGGTACTCCCACAGTCGATGATGAGTAGTTGGATATGGAGTGGTACTATCAAGGCAGTAGCTAAGATGTGCAAGCTTCGCTGTAAGCCGGACACTCAGTACGAGACCCGTGTAATAGCCAATCTGATAAGCAAAGAGATGGAAGAATTATACCCTACATCTTGGGCGGCACTAATGGGCAAACAGTACCCCTTTATAAGGCCCATGAGTCGTGATGAACGCACTAGAGCCACAGAGCGAGAGGAATCAAACGGCCTTAGTGACTTCCCTATAGTAAATTAATTGCAGAAATCGCACTGTGCGACAATCCAATGTGCGGTGCGATTTTTGGCAGTATTTTTAACAAAACGTAATAAAAACAATAACTTGGCTCCGGCGGTTGGGATCGAACCAACGACCAATTGATTAACAGTTATCGTTTGTTTTCAATGACTTACAGGGCTTTGTTTTAAACGCCTGTTAACACTAAGTGGTAATACTAACAATTAGTAAATACTTTATAACTAACACTACACTAGGTGTTGACAGAATAAATAATGCCTGTATGCTAACGCTGACCCTACGGGGCAGATACAGCCAACAACTAGGAAACCAATGACCTATCACCAGCAATTAAAAATAGTACAGACTATACCAGTACAGGAAGGCGAGACCCTAGTAGTAACTTGTCCCTTCTGTCATGGGCCAAAGAAGATGGCTCTTTCCAAGTCAGGCGGCAAACTACTCTGGTACTGTTATAGAGCTTCTTGTGAAGCCAAGGGTGTATACTCTGGCAAACGCAACCAGCAAGCTGTTAAGGACTACTTAAACAATGTAGACTTAAATAAGGCTAAGGCTAAAAAGCCTGTACCAAGCATAACTACTTCCATAGACAATCACGCCCCAGCCATAGACTACCTAAAGTCTGTGAATAGTTGGGATGCCTACCAAGATAATCTTATTAAGGTACGCTATGCCCCAGCAGAGGACAGAGTGCTGTTCTACGGAGAAGAAGGCGCAGTAGGACGTTCTCTTAGAAAGTTTGGCCCCAAGTGGTTATCTTATGGAGAACTGCCTCATGGTATTACTGTAGGAACTGGAGACATAGCTATTATGGTGGAAGATACTCCATCTGCTTGTTCCGTTAGTAGACTGTCGGGTTACGTGGGAGTAGCTCTCTTAGGAACTACCGTCACTCGCGGCATTCGACAAACACTTAATAAATACACTACTAAGTATTTAGTTCTTGACAAAGATGCATCTCTCAAGTCTATTGCACAAATGAGACACATAGATAGAAGTCTCAAAATACGATTAACCAACGTGGATTTAAAGGCCATGACTATAGGCGAAATACAACAGTTAATAAGTGCAGAGAGTAATTAGATTATGTCTTGGCACTTTGGATTTTTTGGTAAAAAAGTTACAAACTGGTGTAATAACAGTACGGCTCCACCTTATAATCGTAACTGGTGTTCCAGACTTGGTATACTCCAAGTTTGGTAACTCATCAGTTTTATGTAGAATGGCAGAGACTATAGGTACTGTCTAGAAAGAGAGTAAATTTAATACCAACAAGGAATACTACTATGAAAGCTAGAGCAATTTGTTTAATTGATTTTGATATCGAAGGCGGATTTAAGAGTGCCGCTGAGGAAGAAACCAAACTGGAGCAAGCCATCGCTAATTTATGCAAAGGTAATAAGAACGTAGTTCATTACCAAGTAGAGATGAGAGAGCGTAGAGGCAACAAAGATGGTTCCCATACAGCCCCAGATATTTCAAAGATGAAGTTTAGACAAAACTAGTCAATCTACCACAACAAGACTTTTAAGAAAAAAAATAGCCCTTCTACACCAGAGGGGCTTTTTTTTATTTTCTGATGTGTTATAGTGTGATTAATAACCCTATACAAAGTGCCAACTGTCAGGATACCTTATGGACAAATCACTACTAAAAAACTGTTTAAACTATGACTTCTACGAAGAGAATAAGACTAAGCTAAGAGCCTCGCTCTTTGAGGACTCTCTTAAAGAAGTCTATGAGACTATTATTAGTTCGCATGAGAAGTTTGCCCAAGACATAACTCCACTAGAGCTATTTGCATACTGGAAGTCTAACAACCCTACCTCTACTCAGTCATGGGCTAATGATGTAGAGGACACTATAAAATCTACTAGCAGTGCTGAGGATATAGACCCCACCATTGCTAAAGAAGTCATTGAAAAGCTATGGCAACAAAACGTTGGCCTAGATGTTGCTAACCTTGGGATTAAAATGTCTGAGGGTGAAACGGCGGCAATGGATGATCTTAATAGATTACTGGATCGTGTAGCAGAAGGATACTTACCGGATGATTTTGGTGAGCCTACTACTGACGATATATATGAGTTACTTGCTGTTACATCTAATGAGAACCGCTGGAAGTTTAACATAGAGACCCTTAGTCGTAATGTTTATGGCGTAGGCGGCGGAGAGTTTGCCGTAGTCTTTGCTTGTCCTGAGACAGGTAAGAGTGCCTTTATTGTATCTCTATGTTGCGCTCCGGCTGGCTTCTGTGAACAGGGAGCTAAGGTACTATACTTAGGTAATGAGGAAAGTACCAAGCGTACTAAGCTACGTGCTATTCAGTCCTACACTGGTCTCAGTCGTGAGGACATAGAGTTTGATCCTGTAGCCGCACTGTCCCGATACTCTGGTATTAAAGACAAACTAATAATGAAGGACATACAAGAGTGGGATGTTCAGAAGATGGAAGGCTACATAAACAAGATGAAGCCGGACTTGGTAATAATTGACCAAGCCGATAAGTTAGCTGTAGCTGGTCAGTTTAATGCCGGACATGAACGCCTGAGAGAATTGTACCGTAGGCTACGTGAAACAGCCAAGAAGTATGACTGTGCTGTAATCGGTGTATCTCAAGCATCTGCCGAAGCAGAGAACCGTACAAGGCTCTCCATGACTATGATGGAAGGTAGTCGTGTAGGGAAAGCGGCTGAGGCCGACCTGATAATAGGTATTGGTAAATTAAACAGCGGTGAAGAGGATGGCCCAGACAATAGCCGCTTCCTTACAGTGATGAAGAATAAGCTGTCAGGCTTTCATGGAACTATAATGTGCAACATAGAGCCGGAGATAAGCCGCTATGTCGTATAATATATTAGTACTAGACCTTGAGACTACTGTTAAGCGAGTGGAAGGACGAATTGATAACAGTCCTTTCAACCCTTTCAATAAGTGTGTGTCTGCCCACTACTGCTTTCTAAAAGAAGACTTCTTGTTAAATCTACCTGTAGTCACCAATGATATCTTCTTTCATACCCTACTCGAACAGTCGGACTATGCCGTGGCAGACCATACAAAGCTAAAGCAAAGTCTCAAAGAGGCTGACCTACTTGTGTGCCACAATGCTAAGTTTGATATTATGTGGCTTTTAGAGATGGGCTTTGAGCTTCCAGACAATGTGTACTGCACACTGATAGGGGAATACGTTCTCTGCAAAGGACAACGCCAGCCTCTTTCTCTAAAGGAAAGTGCCTTACGTAGAAGGCTGGTCAATCAAAAGAAGGGTGACCTAATAGATCAACTGTTCCGCGAGGGTACTGACTTTTCTGAGATGCCTATAGATACGATGCTAGAGTATGCAGAGGCAGACGTACTTACTACGGGTGAACTGTATTTATCTCAACAGCAAGACTTCCTGAAGGAAGAGAATGCATCCCTTAGTCCTGTAGTAGACCTAATGAATGATATGCTCATGTTTCTTGTTGAGATAGAGCGTAATGGTACTGCTATATCGCTGGACACTCTAGAGGATGTTGAGAGAGAATTTGAGTTAGAGAAGAGTGAGTTAACCGAAAGGCTTAAACAGATAGTTGAGATAGTAATGGGAGATAGCCCTATTAATTTGAATAGTGGTGCTGATATGACCAAGGTGGTGTACTCCCGTGAGGTAACTAGCCGTGAAGCTCATCAACAGACCTTCAATATAGGCACTAACTCAGCCGGAAAAGCACTAAGACCCCCTAGAATGACCCCTAAAGAGTTTTCTGATGCTGTTCGTTCTACTACTAAGGTTGTCCAGAAGACGATGGCAAGTAGGTGTGTGGACTGTAATGGCATAGGGAGCATCCAACAGTACAAGATGATTACACGTACCAAGAACAAGAAGAAGTTCAGGGTACAGGGTGAGCCATATAAGAACAGGACTAAATGTAAGACCTGTAAGGGTTTAGGCGCAGTATATAATCCAACAGGTGAGACCGCTGGACTAAAAATGACGCCTAAAAATCCTAACTACGCTTCGATTAATGGCTTTAAAACTGATAAGGAAACTATCAAGGTACTGATACAACAGGCCCAAGGAAAGGGCTATGACATTGCCGTAGAGTTCCTTACCAAGATGAGTAGACTTAATGCTGTATCTACCTACTTAGATAGCTTTGTAGCTGGTATACAGAGAGGCACACGCCCTAACGGACTACTCCATGCTAACTTCAACCAGTGTGTGACTGCTACTGGTAGATTAAGTAGTAGTGATCCCAACTTACAGAACCAGCCGAAGAGAGGCTTCCCTGTACGAAAAGCTATTGTATCTAGGTTTGGAAATTCGCATCTGATCGTTGAGGCTGACTACTCCGGCCTAGAATTTAGAACGTGTGTGGAGTTATCTAAGGATGCTCAGGGTATGTCAGACATACTTGAAGGCAAAGATATCCATGCCCAGAGTGCTGGTATCATTCTACAGAAACCCGCTAGTGAAGTTACTAAAGAAGAACGTCAGTTGCAGGGGAAACCTAATACGTTTCTACCACTATTTGGCGGCACTGGTTATGGCTCCCCAGATCATGTCAAGGCATACTTTGGTAGGTTTTATGAGATTTATGAGGGCATACACGGCTGGCATCAGGCTCTCATGTCTGGGACGCTAAAGAATGGTACAGTAAAGACACCCTCTGGTAGGCAGTACTTCTGGCCTAATGTTACCCGTACTAAGAATGGCAGGGTCACTCACGTAACACAGATATTAAATTACCCCGTACAGGGCTTTAGTGCAGACTTAGTGCAACTTGCTTGCATTAGGGCTTTAAGACTTTTTAAGGCATCAAATCTACAGTCCAAACTAATATTAACAGTCCATGATAGTATTGTAGTAGACTGCTTTGCTCCCGAATTAGAGCAAGTAAAAGCAATACTAACAGAGGCCATGACAAAAGTAGGAGATGAGTCCAAAGAGCGTTTTGGCTACGCACTAGAAGTCCCTTTGAACATCGAAATAAGTGCTGGAAATAATTGGTTAGAACAGTCGGATTTGGTGTTGACGAATGCCACCTAGTAGTGGTACAATGATAACTCTTAACAAGGATGAACCTATGAATGAAATAGTAAATGTAACAGGTAACCTAAGCCTAGATGAATTAGCCTCTAAACTTGGGGCAACATCACTCAATAGTAAGGGGCCAAGTATCCCTACTTTGAAAATAAACTCCCGTGGCGAAGATGCTAATGGAGTACAAATACCATTAGGAGCCTTTTTCTTAAATACACCTATTGAAGATCGGGTGTATGCGAAGGAAGGTGTACGCTTCCACGCACTCAGTAATAAAATTCAGTACCAACATTGGGGCGAAGAAGGTCTCATTAATAAGTCTATTCTATTAGACTACGCTAAAGAAGAAGGCCGTGATATGTTAGGTGGTTACAACTGTAATATGCCTACGTATGAACAGTCCCGTAACTTTACCGAAGAAGAGCGCAAAGAGTATAATGGCATTGATCGTTATCGTGTTGTGCGTGGACTAGTATCGTATACTGGTAAGACTGCTTCTGGTGAAGAGCGTACAATAGAAAATCAACCCTGTGTCCTGTCTCTTAAGAGGAAGAACTATGGGCCTTTCTACCATGATGTTCTAAACCGCATGGGTGAAAAGAAGGTGTGGGACTTTGAAAGCATTCTAAACGCAGACAAGGTTACTTCACCTAAAGGAGCTACGTATTATGTTATGCGTTTTGATCCGCAATTCAGTACACCTGTTGCCATGTCCCAAGAAATTCACGATAGCCTAAGTGCTGTGCTAGAATTGATTGATGGCGAAAACAGTCGTATTGAGGATGCTTGGAAAAAGTCTAACATCCAGTACGTAGAAGATCAGGCAGATGAAGAGTTGGCTGATACTCTAGAGGAACTCGAACAGTCCTTTGACGAAGCCTCTTAATGGGAATTGTCAATGACATGAGTAACAAGGTATACCACTCCACCAGTGGTATATCTTCCTCTGCCGTTAAAACGGTATCTAAGAAATCTGTAGCTCACTGGAAGGGTGAGAAGCGTGTGCAGACTAGTGCTTTTACTATGGGTACTGCCGTACACGCTCTTCTGCTAGAAGAAGACAAGAACCTTGTACACAAGGGGCCAAAGACACGGCGCTCAAAGGCTTTTACAGAACAGGAAGAGAAGCTTAAAGATGATGAGGTTCTTTTAACTGAGGTTGAGTATTACACTGCCAAGAAGATTGCTAAAAGCACTCTAGCTAATACGGACTGTAAGAAGTTTTTACGGCACAAAGAAAGAGTGAATGAGCAAAGTATATTTGCAGAGTGTGAAAACACAGGACTAATGCTCAAAACCAGACCGGATTTAATGATACTCTCTGAGAGGACTGTCTTTGATGTAAAGACTACTCAGGATGCATCTCCAATGGGGTTTAGCTCAGAGTGTTTTCGCTATGCCTATGATATTCAGGCGGCGTTCTACTTGTACGTCTGTAATCTTGCTAAACTGGATGTTAATTCTTTTAAGTTTCTGACTGTGGAAAAAACAGCCCCGTATGTTTCTCACGTTCACGTAGTTTCAGAAGAACTACTAGCAAGTGCGACTGAGAGAATGCACAGGACTTTGGCTATAATTGCTGATGCTGAGAAGCAAGAAAACTATGACACTGGATGGGGTGACTACAGTATCATAGAGAAACCTAAATGGCTATAAAAGCACAGAGTGCTAAAGCCAAGGGGCGCAGACATCAGCAATGGGTTCGGGACAAAATTCTAGCTCTCTTTCCTAAAGCATTACTCCCCGATGATGTCCGTAGTACCTCTATGGGCGCTGGTGGCGAGGACATTCAGTTGTCTCCCGCCGCCAGACGCTTATTTCCATACTCTGTTGAGTGTAAGTCTTTTAAGAGCTTTGCAATCTACAAGGTAATGGATCAGGCCACAGAGAACTGCCCCAAGGGTGCAGAGCCTGTAGCTATCATAAAAGCAGACCGCCAGAAGCCTTTGGCTGTTGTAGATGCAGAACATTTTTTCAAGTTAACGAAAAGAAAGTAACTTATGTCAAATTTAAAAAATAATACTTTGAGTATCACCATAGAGATTGATCAAGATACTGATGTTATGGATATCCAACTTGAACACAGTCTGTCTGACTCTTTGGAAGACGGTCAAATGGCATTCTATTTAGATATGCTGAATGGAATTGGTTATAAAATTAATGCTGAAGCCGAAAGTATGGCCTTCCAAGGTAGTCTTATTCGTAAGCTAAGTGAGCTTAGGGAAGAGATTGAGGAATTAACTGGTGATGAGATACTCTTTGAGCCGGATGAGGAGCTACTAGAAAAGCTTAAAGAGGCTAAAGATGATAACGTCATTAGCATCAAAGATAAGCTTCACTGATGGTGTCTACTAAGGATTTGGTTAACCCTAGTATGGTTAATAGTCCCCCGCACTATAATCAATCCATTGAATGCATAGACGCAATGAAAGCTATGGCTGATGGAACAGCCCTGCCCCCTCATCAGGCGTATTGCTGGCAGAACATATTCAAATACCTTTGGCGCTGGCCTTACAAAAATGGGCTTGAAGACCTTAAGAAATGCCGCTGGTACTTAGATCGTTTAATTGAGGAGTTAGAAGAATGAACTCACCGTCTAAAATTGGTTGCTCCAGAGATGAACAACTATTGTCAGCTATGACAGAAGCAAACTCAGAATTTCCTACTCAGGATATGATGTATACGCCTCTACAGATGGTTCGTGAATTTTCTAGTATAATGGATCAGCCATTAGACCAGCCTTGGCCCAAAGACGCTGACTTAGAGAATTTACGCTGGGACTTAATATCAGAAGAATACGGCGAATGCTGTGATGAGAGTTCTACAGGTAATCGACCAGCAAGTATGCTGAAAGAATTGGCAGACTTAGTATATGTCTGTTTTGGCTATGCCGCCACATACGGGTGGGACTTAGATACGGCTCTAGAAAGAGTACACGCATCTAATATGTCCAAACTAGGGGACGATGGTCTCCCAATCAAAAACGCAGAGGGCAAGGTAATTAAAGGCCCGAATTACCAGTACCCTGATTTAACTGACTTAGTGGAGACTAGTGATGGATAACTACCTACCAACTGACTATCAAACCTTTATAGCAACCTCTCGTTATGCAAGATGGCTTGAGAGTGAAGGACGCCGTGAGACATGGGGTGAGACCGTATCTCGCTACATGAAAAATATTGTAATGCCGATTACTGGAGATGATAGTTATATAAAGAGTATTGAACAATCTATTCTTGGATTAGAAGTAATGCCTAGTATGCGTTCTCTAATGACGGCTGGGCCAGCGGCGGCACGGGATAATACCTGTATGTACAACTGTAGCTACCTACCCGTAGATGATCCGAAGGCCTTCGATGAGGCTATGTTTATCTTGCTCTGTGGGACAGGCGTTGGCTTCAGTGTCGAGAGAGAGTGCATCAACAATCTCCCAGATGTGCCTAAGCTCTTTGAGAGCAATACTGTCGTAGCTGTCAGGGATAGTAAAGAGGGATGGGCTAAGGCTTTTAGACAAGTTTTGGCACTCCTTTGGGCTGGGGAAATTCCTGAATGGGATGTAAGCAAGGTTAGACCCGCTGGTGCTAGGCTTAAGACCTTTGGTGGACGGGCTAGTGGCCCTGCCCCTTTAGTAGACTTATTTAACTTCGCTATTAAGACCTTCAAGGGCGCACAAGATAGAAAATTGACCTCACTCGAATGCCATGACCTTATGTGTAAGGTAGGAGAGATTGTAGTCGTGGGCGGTGTTAGACGCAGTGCAATGATTTCATTAAGTAATCTAGATGATGATCAGATGCGTCATGCTAAGTCGGGTACGTGGTATGAACGTGATCCCCACAGAGCTTTAGCTAATAACTCTGTAGCCTACTCTAAAAAGCCTGACAGTATGTCCTTCATGCGTGAGTGGATGGCTCTAGTTGAAAGTGGCTCTGGAGAGCGTGGTATCTTCAACAGACAATCCGCTAAGAAGCAAGCAGCTAAGAATGGGCGGCGTGATACTAACTATGAGTTTGCGACAAATCCATGTTCAGAAATTCTGTTACGCGGAAATAGAATAGATCAAAAGACGGGTAAGCCTATAACTGGTACTGGTGGACAATTTTGCAACCTCACAGAGGTAGTTGTAAGAGCCACAGACACAGTAGAGGATTTAGCCCGTAAAGTCCGTATCGCCACGATCTTGGGTACTATACAGAGTACTTACATAAAGTTCCCTTACCTACGTAAGATTTGGGAGACTAATACCGCAGAAGAGCGTTTGTTAGGAGTATCCCTTACGGGCATAATGGACAATCCATTAATGACTACTGCTAATGCGGCTTTGCAAAAAACTTTGGAGCATCTTAAAAATGTTGCTATTGACACTAACCTTGAGTGGTCTGAACGCCTTGGCGTCCCTCAGTCTACTGCTATTACGTGCGTTAAACCTTCCGGTACGGTATCACAACTGGTTGATAGCGCCTCTGGTATACACGCTCGTCACAGCCCCTATTATATTCGTACTGTTCGTGGTGATACTAAAGACCCACTAACTCAGTTTATGATAGACCAAGGCATTCCCAATGAGCCAGAAGCGTTCAGGCCGGATCAAATGACTGTATTTAGCTTTCCAGTAAAGTCTCCACAAGGCGCTGTGTGTACCCCTGATATGAGTGCTATTAAACAGCTTGAGATGTGGTTGATGTACCAGAGACACTGGTGTGAGCATAAGCCTAGTGTGACTGTTAATGTAAAAGAAGATGAGTGGTTTGAAGTAGGTACATTTGTCTATCAGAACTTTGATGAGATGAGTGGTGTTAGTTTTCTTCCATACGATGATC